CATTTGCTTTTCAAATTCTTCTGTGTCGCCATTTAAATGGGCAATGTGCGCCAATCTTCCTGCTTCAGAAGCTCGCGCGCCCCTTGTTTTTGCTTGCGCCTCAGAGAACGCAATGCTCGCCTCTTCAAGCTCTGCGGCGGCTTTGCCAGACTTCACCATCATGTTCATTCTTTCGACATCATCCAATGCCTCGTAAACCATCTTGATGTTTGGGTCATCTATTTCGCCGGTCAAGAATTGTTGACTGTGTGTAGGGTCTGCCATCATCCAATCAACAACTTGCGCGCTGATTGCTTCGTCGACCGCTTCGTCAAACTTAGTCGTGAAGCCGCTTCTTTCTGTACCAGTCAAAAGATGCTGCCCCATAATCTCTTCGCGTTTTGCTGCAATCTGGTCGAACACAGTGCGCACCGTCCCGTCCTCACCTACAGACGCACCCGCTGCCATTATTTCTGGGATGCCCTCAATAATACTTTGCGACGTTTCAAACTGCGCCGCCCTGTCCTGCTCTGTTTGCAGCTTGACTGCTTGGGCCAAGTGCGCACGCAAAGACGTGTTGCCCTCTACAGACATCGCCGCCTTGAACTTTGCGCCGACGCTAGGCTGCAAGTCAGCCAGTGTCGTTGCGTAGCCATTGATGACGGCGTTTATCTTGTTTGCAAAGTCTTCCGCAGAGAGCAGCCTATTCTCTGGGTCTTGGCGCAGAAGCGTGATTTCGCTACGCGCTGCGGTGGACATCGTGTTGTAAACAACGTCTAGGGCCGCAGCTCGCGCAATAGTGCCTGTTGGCAAATCAAGCTCTGCGCCAGTTTTCTGCGCGTCCTCAATCTGCTGTGCTGTCGGCGCATTTTCGACGCCATACTCAACAGCCTCAAGTTTGGCATACTCAAACGCAAAATCATTTACCCGGTCAAGCGCGCTTGCGATAGCAGTAGAGGCCGAAGCCTGCGCGCGCGCAGTGGCCGCGTAATCAACGCGCGGCACTTGCGCGATGCGGGCGCCTAGTGGTCTGTATCTGGGAAGTCTCTCTGCCATTATTAAGTAGGCGTCCCGCCGCCTTTGCCCGTTTGTTTCATCATAGCCACACCAGAAGCTAGTGTACCAAGCGCCTGCGCGTTAGCCTGTAGTCGTGCAGCCCGGCCTTGTATGAGATATTGTTTGGCCTGTAGCTCTCCACCCTCCAAGGCCAGTATCTGATTGTCCTTGATGGTGTACAACTCATTGACCCCGGTAGCCAGCGCATAGGTTTGCAACGTGTCTGGGTTGCCGGAGAAAGCGTCAATGCCGCCAGCACCAGACCGCGCCACAATGGTGGCCTGTGTCGCCAAGATGTTTTTCATAACATCGAGGCTTTGCTGCCGGTACTGCAAAGACGCTTGGCGCGCTTCGATGCGTGCCTGCGTCGCCTGCATTGCATAACCTCTGGCGGCTTGCTTGCCAGCCTTGTATTGCATAGACGCGGTCGCGCCCGTCAAAACCGCGATTGCTACATTTGCACTCATATCATTGCCCCGCGCTTACCTTGTAATCGATGCCAAGCAGCGTCATCTTCAGTGGCACTGTCTGACCGATTGTGATTTGTCCGTCGTAAGTATAACCCAAAATGCCGTGCAATGTCTTGATGCCTGTGAACTCATCGACATCATCATCCAGCACGCTTGCACCAAAGTTTCTAAACGCCACCTCTTTGCCATTGATAGTCAAAGCCTGCGTCTCGAACAGCTCGGCGTTCACCTCAAAGATGCGTTTCTTGAAGCCCTTGAGGGAGCCACTGGCAAGGCGCGGCTCGACCGGCAAGGTCTTGACCTCTGGTGTGAAGTTTAGGCCTACTTGAAAACTTGACGTAGCTGCACCAGCAAATGTGATTGTAAACGGCGAAGCCGGGACAGTTTGGTCTGCTTCCACAACTCCATCTCTAACAATCTTGACAGTCGCGGCTTGCAGATGATCCATAGTCGTTGAAGATGCGGCACTGCCCGTTTTGGCGCTGTCCAGCAAAACTGTACTATCAAATAGCTCAGTATAATAAACGACACTGCTATTAACAGTGCGCTTAACCACAACATATATATCATTGACATCAACACCGACATTTATGAACTCCCCGTCTGTTGTCCACTCGCTAGGCGCAATCACTTGTTGTGATCGCAGGATTGTGTAGCACGCTATGCTGCCATCCGTGCCGTTTACGATTAGAAGGCGGTCGCCCTCGTCTGTGCTAGTTGACCGGCGCACAGCCATCTCTGTGGGCGACTTGAGCAAGTGAGACGACAGCAAGCTAATCTTGGCAGACGTATATGCCTGCACCGTGTCACTGTAGATAAACTCTTGCAGAGCCTTGCCCTGACGCTGAATAAATAGAGTTGACCCATCCAAGTTTTGCACGCGGATGCCGGGCTTGGTGCCAAAACTTGTCTGCGCCTTCACAATAAGATTGGTCGGCGTTATGGGGTCATCGAAACCCTGCGGCACATAGAACTCACCGCCCGACGTGAATATCTGCAAGTGCGTGCCAGAGTACATATCAAGGATTGCGTTAAACTTGCCGGTGTCCATCGTTGCTTCGACCGCCGCGTCGTCCAAAGCCTCACCCGGATCGAAGTTAAAAAAGTCGCCAACGCGCGAACCAAAGATGGTTGATGGCCGAGTTGACGTGCCGCCAAAATACAAACGGCCCTCGTGAAATGTCACGGCTCTTGGATAGCCGCGGGTGGCAGACCAAGTCAGCTCGTAGCCCGTCTCCAGCTCCCAGCTTCCCGGTGTAATGTTTGTGGTGTCAAACAGCGGCACTTCGGCGAAGCACTCCAAGACGCTATTGCTCACCTTGCGCACAACCCGCAAACGACCAAATGGCTCGACGTTTATGTACTGATTTTCGTAGGTCGCCGCACTAGACGTAAAAATGTTTCTAGCCGAACCGCTATGGAACGCCGAAAAACGTATGTTGCCAGACGCTGCGTTTACCTCAATATGATCGTAGCTTACGCTGTTGAAAGGGGACGTGCCTGCCTGCGTGCTAATTGAAAAAGCAAAGTACGGGGCAAAGGTAAAACTGATTGTGCTGAGTGTCCAACTGCTGTCATTTGCACCGCGTACAATCTTTGTGGGCGGCAGGCTGCCGTGTACAACAATCAACGTGTCTGCCGACTGTATCCAGTTCATGTCCGGCAGGATAGAAGCGGTTAGGGCCGACACGGTCAAGAAATCGTTGCCAGTGCCGTTGATGTTGGTAATTAGTGCGCCATCCTTGTAGACGTACATTTTACCCGGCGTAAACACCAGCATATAACTGTCATCAACGCTAAACTCAAAAGGCACCATACGCACCGCGTTTGCTGCACCGCTGTCGAGCTGGTGTACGAACTTGGTGCCGGGCCGACGCTTGGCGCCGCCCTGTGGTTGGATTGTGACGTTTCTTGCAGTCGTAAGGCCAGAGCTATATTGCTGCAAGTCCGTGCGGGCGCGCAGCTTGGGGTCTAGCTCCCCAGCCGTAAAATCATTTTGTATTTGGATGACCCGGCTCATCCACGGATGTCCGAGATCGGGAACTCCTGTATGACCTGTGCCGGTCTATCAGCTCCGTCAATATTGATTGCAACACGAACCAGACCGCCTCGCATGTTTTCCGATGGCGCGCCATAGGCTTGCTGATGGTAATATTGCGCCTTGGTAATCTGGTCGGTGATGGGCTCCGCAAACTCAGCAGCGAGAGAAGTGCGAAGCAAGCGCACAAAATATGGCGGGAACACAGACGGCTCTGGTTTGAATTGGTAGTCAATCCAGACCTCTTCCAGATTGGTAAACACCCCGTCTGAATAAATCTCAAAGTCACGCACCGGTTGACCGCCCACAGAGCTGGTACTGAACACAGCCTTTGGGTTGCCCAACATGTCGCCGGGGAGCTGGTACTTGTATTTCCATTCATTGATCGGGGCGTCGGCAAGGCGCGACAGCTTCACTTTTTTAACCGACCAAGAGTAAGGGTATTGCATGAGCAACGTGTCTTGCACGTCGTCATAGAGGCGGTCTGCGACTTGAGCTTCATCTGTGCCATCAGAAAAACTGGACAGCGGTGTCGCGCCCAGCATGATCAATGCGTCAGAACAGATTGATAGTTTGGTATCGCCAGCAGCCATCTACGCCTCCAAGAAAATGGATGGGGGTGGCGCGAACCACCCCCAGCCGGATTTAGTCGCTGTCAGTGACAGCACCGATAACGGTGCCATCGGACACGTCGACGACGCCGCTGGCATTCGATACCACGATGTGGTTCGTTACCGTGCGGGTGCCGCCAGTCGAGCCGTGTACAATAATCATGTCGCCCACCGCCAAGGTGTCCGAAATGTCATTGAAGTAGCCCGATGCGTCAACAGCGGTGTGTGCCTCAGTCGTCGTGTAGACATACAGAGCTGGCGTGTTGCCTGCTTTGGATTGTCCACCGAGAGGCGAGAAGTCAGCTAATACAAAAGCCATAATATTTCCCCTTACTCGGTTGACGAGACTTTAACGATACCTTCGTCGTCAATGGCAACGGCGCCAGCCGAGAACATTGAAGAGACGAGGAACGAAGTCTTCTCTGGGACGTAGTTGATCTCGGAGCGTTGGTTCATGCCAATGCCCAGACCTACTGCGTCGCGGTGGAAAAAGAAGTTAGTCCGAGTTGACGGAAGCGGAAGACCACCCTCGTCACGGTCGCCGATTGTGATGAATTTGAAACCAAGGAAGGTGTCAATCTCACCAGTCGACAGAGCCTTAACGGTGGCAAAGTCTGCGCTAGTCAATTCGGTTTCGTCCAACAGAGCTGACAAGCCGTTTGCGTGGATGATAGCGCAGCGGCCTTCTGCCGGTACGTTTTTCGTGTCCAGTGCTTTTTTGGCTGCCAACAGTTTGGCGAGGTTCAGGTTTGTGCCTGATCCACCAACGGTGGTTGCAACAGTCGACGGGCTGGATGCAGCATTCAGAGCGTCAATGACGAGCTGATCCATACGACGACCAATAGCGTTACCGACAACCTGAACAAGCTCACGGCGCTCGTCAAAGTTGACTTTCTGCTGTTGGAAAATATCGGAATATTCCGCAGCAATGAAGTCCGACATAGTGGCGGTGACTTGAGAGTAAGTCACGTTCAGCGGAGTTACATCTGCTTGCGGAACGCGAACAGTGGCAGTTCCCTTACCAATTTTAGGGAACTTCACCTGATTGCCTTCGACATTTGTTCGCTCACGAGATACACCGGCAAGGGCGCGTGCGCCTTGATATGCCTGATGAACCTCTGCATCGAACAACTGAACGAAAGCGTTAGTAATGCCTAGAGCCATTACAAGTTCCTTTCAGATTAAGTTTTAATACAAATCGTTTCAGGTGTCCGTTGCCGGGCTGATACTTGGGCGCTCACGCTGCACCCCGGAGCGGGTCTGTCGGGCCGTAAGGTTGTCCGTCACCCGAATAGTACAAAAAAATGGCGAGGATGTAAACACATCCTCGCCATAGTTTAGGAGCCTGTGTACTCGGAGTTGCCGTATACGGTTTGAAAAGCCTTCTCGACCTTGGCGCGGAACGCCGGGTCGCTTTGGTAGCGCGGGTCGGATACCATAGACGTAAGCTCTTCTTTTGAAGGCGCGCCCTCTGGCACACCCACATTGACCGGCACAGTCTGGTCGCCATAGTAGCTGCGTATCTTTTGCAAAGCTCGAAGACCTTGCGCGGTGCCGCCCATAATCTTGAACTCATCAAAGTCATCCTCGCCCCACACGCCTTTGCGAACAAGGCCAGACGCCCAGTCCGTCATTGACTTAATGGTGGCGTCAGCATTGGCTCCGAGCTTTTTGTATTCTTCCTCGGCAGACACTTGCTCGTCCTGCTCAATGTCTCCAGCCATTTCGATAAACTGCCGCCCCAAATCTTCAAAGGCGGCTTGGCTGATGCCATTTTCTTTTGACCAGCCAACAAAAGTTTCAAGCAGCGGGTCTTCGACCTCAACGCTTGCCTCAGTAAAAATTTTGGTGTCGTAGTCGTCGGGAGCCTTGTGCTTGCCTTGCGAAAACTTTTTTTGCAGCTCGCCGTAAGACTTGGCTAGGTTTTCCAAATCTGGGCCGTCATCGCCCCAGAATTTTTCTGGATACCACTCTGGACGCTCGAAATCTATTTCCTCGTCTTCGGTGGCAATCGTTAGATCATCAATAGACGGCTCAGTGTCGGCCTGTTGATGAGGAATGGTGGTTTCTTCCTGCTGTTGGTTGTCGTCGCTTTCAACGGTAGCTTCGGCCAACAGCCCTTCAGTTTCACTCATAGTTCTGATGCTCTCTTAATACGGCGCTCAATTTCGCGCACTAGTGAGTTTTGGCCTTCGCGGGCAAATCCGTGCGAAGCGTCTTCGCCCGGATACCACGTCGGCTGTTCAATCGTCAGCGACCGCAAGTGTGTTAAAAGTTCTTGCCCATCGTCGCTGCCGAACACACGCAAGTATAGTCGGTCGATATCGTCCTGATTATCTTGCTGTGTAAGTCGCAGCTCTGGCTGCACTAGGTTCAGGCTTTCCCAGCCTTCGATTGTTTCTGACATTGTCTATAAAGTCTCTTGCGGCTCTTCGGTGGGGAGAGCGCCGCCACCTTCTGCCTGCATTGCCATCTCAGCAGCCTGCGCTGCTTGTTCCAAAATTTGTTCGCGCTCTTGCGGCGTGGTTCTCAAGTCAGCAGGCACGCCGAGTTTGTCAGCAACATAGTCTGATATGCTGTCTGTCTTGACTGCAATCTGACCCTGTGGGCCAAGCGCAGACGATAGCTGTACCCACTGCATGATCTTCTCAATGTCGCCCATATTCTGTGCCTGCGCAATCGGCGACACTGGCGTCACCTTGACCTCAAGGCCATTGACCCGGAGAGGCAACTCAATCAATCCACGCTCATCCATAACGTACAAAATGCGCGAGATCATCGGTATCATCGTTTCATTGATTAGGCGCCCAAAAGCAGAGCCCAAGTTTTGCGACAGCTCTTTCATGCGCTCGGCAACCTCGGTAGCTGAACGCGCCGACATATTGTCGGGCGGCAGCGTGTCATCGAGCATAATCTTTTTGACGTTCATGCGTAGATCGTTGATCACAATCTGACTGACATTGAAGTCGCCGGAACGTGGTAGCTGACGCAAGCTCTCACCCTGCGGGCCGCCATTGCGTGCCACAGGTATGATTGCGCCGGGGGCGATGCGTATGGTTTGCGGGTTCAGCACGCCATCGTCAGCGGCGGTGTACACACCGGCAATAGACAGCGACGCATTCTTGAGCAGCAGCTCAAGTGTTTTGTTTAGCGTCTTGATGTCGGGTATGGCTGTGACCAATGGCCCGCGTCCGTATACTTCACCGGCGACCTTCATATATCGAGCCACAACCCAAGGGCTGGACTTCATGCGGCGCATAAGCAACTGGTCTTTGCCCTCCGGCCAGATGACGTGGTAGCAGAAGTCGCCTTCGTTTGGCATGTACAGCGTGGCCTCGATCAGCTCTATCTCTTCCGTAGGCTTGTCATCAATCATGCGTTGCAGGCGCGGCGGTATCTCTGCATCAGGCCAGTGCTGCGGTATTGCTTCACCCTTCATGCGCATACGGCGGTAGATGTTGTCCACCTTGCCATATGCGCCCTCTTCGATGGCGACCAGATACTGCGGCACTGCTGTGAAGCGGATTGGCGTGAGGTCGTCACCGGGCTGTATCAACATGACAGCAGTGCCCACTGCAAGGTCGAGCAGGAACTCGCCCATAGCTAGGTCAAAGTTTGTCTGACGCAAAAGCGCAAACATTTTGTCTGCATAAATGTCCAGTGCCATCTGAGCTTCCAGACGGCGATCCTCTGGGATGTCAGGGCCGGGCTCTAGGCGGCACCACTGAGCATAGGCAGGAAACAGCCCAGCTTGCAGGCGGTTGGCAAACCGCTGTGTCGCATTGATGGCGGTGCTGTCAAAAACGCGAGCCATTTTGTTCTGACCCGGCGAGCCACCGCCCTCGTAATAACCGTCATACAGGTTGCGCTGCGGCAGGGCGAACTCGTAGCAGTCTTCGTAAATCTGCCGCCAGTTGTCTTTGCGGCGCTGCGCGACCGCGTGACGTTTCATAATTTCTTCAACGCTATGCACTGGCTTTGTTCCTTTTGCTTATTGCTGCGGCTTTTTGTTTGGCGTCTGCTTTGCTCGACGCGCCCCAAGCGCGGAGAGACAAAAGCAGGCGCGTAGGTTTGCCTTTGCTGTCGCGCTCCGGCCCCGGCATGTTGCCCATCCGCGCCAAGAAAGATGCACGGCGCGGATTGTCGCCAGACCTAACCGGGCGCTTGAGGTTCATGCCCTGCGCACGAGCAGACCGGCGGCCCGCTTCGTTCAAACCGCCTTTGGGGTTCTTGCCCGCCTTACGTTGCCAAGCTGGAGTGCTACCCATCTTTCTTCTTGCCTTTCAGGATATCGGCATCAGCCTTGCGTGCCCCGCCCTTGCCGGACACAAAAGATTTTACGCGACCCATCGCCCATTGATGCGCTGACACTTTCGGGCGGCTGCCCGATGAATAGTACGCACCAAGGCCACGCTTGTAGACCTTCATCAGCTTGTCGTTACCAAAACGACTGGCGCCGGGTATCTTGTCAAACTTAGCCACGGGCTCTTTCCTTCGACATCTTGTCCATCATTGCGCCGGTCAAAAGACCGCGCTTATACAGTCGCCGGGTGCGTTTGATCTCTGCCCGCTGTTTGTCTGGGTTCTTTGCCCCAGCAACATATTTACGAGGCAGGCCGGACTTTTTGTCCTTCGGCACCTTGGCAAACTTGCGCATGAGCTAGGCTTTCTTTTTAGCCATTTTATATTTAGGGCTCGTGTTTTCTACACGACCGCCGCTTGCTTTGCCGTAGTTTTTGGCACTCTTCATGCCAGCCTTTGAATACGCAAAGTGACGGGTCTTGCCGTCTTTTCCAATAACTTTTGGCATTATCCTAATGTCCTCTTCTGACTTTCATCTGTGACTGGCGCGCCAAGGCGACCATAGCTCAACAACTGCCGACGACCAGTGCGTCGGGCGCGGCGACGTGAAGCGCGTTTACGTTCTTCACGAGTAGCAGTTTCTACCTCGCGCTCCTTCTCAACAGCTTCGGCGGCCTCGGTTGCCTCTGCCTCTGCCTCTGCCTCTTTTGTGTCTGGCTTAAATGCAGCGGCGACCAAGTCAGCCTCTGTCGGGCCGACAACAGCTTTTTCAACCTTGTCAGGCAAAACCTTCCTTGCGACCTTGCGAACTACTTTTTTAGCTTTGCCACCCATTAGTATTCTCCTTTGAATGGTTCGAGGCCCGCCATTGGCGTCTCTCGTTCTTCAGATAAAAGCAATCTCATGCCGCCGCGTCGACGAGCGCGTCGGCGCGCGGCCATCTTTTTGCGAGTTTCTTTTTCCTCGGCTTCGAGGCGAGCCTCTTGCCGGTCTTGCGCTTCCTTGATCGAGGGATCAGGCGGCGGGGGTGTTGGCATCTTCGGCGTCTTAAATAGGAAGCTCATCAATAATTCCTCGACATCATAAGGTAATCAGTTTGGTCTGGCCCATACTTTCGCATGACACCTTCCTGCGCAAATTTTAACGCATGAGCCCACCGAACCGCAAGCAAATCTTTAGTGTTCACCGTTAACTGAATGCGATGTAATTTCTTTTCGATAGCAACTAGATTAAAATAGCGCACCGTGCTGCGCGTCAGCGTCACAGTCAGGTCGACAACCATCTCGTCAGTAATCAACCAGCCCTCGCCAACGCCCGGCCAAATCTCTTGCACGCCAAAGCAACAGAACGGCTTGCCCTTGAAAAATGCCGTGTAGCAGTGCTTTTCCAATTCGTAGTTTTGCAGACGCAAATCAAAGTCTGGCAACTCAGCGTAAGCCTCTCTATCAAAGCGCCGCAAGTTCATCGCGCGCGGATGATACCAACGAAACGGCATCAGCGTGACGTGCTTGTTTGTCAGAATACTGCTGAAGTCCATCAGAACACACTGAACTCAGTCTTGGCCTGCAACTGCTTGAACTGTCCTCGACCATTTGGATTGCGGGTCAGCATACGATGCTCGCCACCACCCAGCATCAAGTACCCATACGCATCACCGACGTGCGAATGCTCGTTCTTATTCGGCGCATCCTTGAACCTCTCGTGTCCGGCACCGACCGCCACACGCTTGAAGTGATAGCCGCCAGACAAAGACTTGCGGGTGCGCACGCAATCACGCGACACAAGCAGGCCCGGCTTGCCATCAATCAACCTGTTCATCGGCATAGCACCAGCTTCGCGCCGAACCATAAAATCATTCGACGCTGTCGGCTGCGCGCGCAAACCAAGAGTGCGCAAATGCTCAAACGCAGTCACCTCAAAAATCTCGTCACGCTTGGCACCGGCGGGGTCGCCCCAGATGAACACCTCAGACTTAGGAAACTTCTGCTGTATGTCTGCCATCAAGTGATGCGCAAACCGTTCCAGCCCCATAGAGAACGCCACCAGCTCATGCACAACATGCCAGCGGCCATTGCGCATCTTCTGACCAAACACAGCCGCAGGGGTCAGGCCAAAGTCCAAACCAATATGCACGGGCAAGTCGGGCTCGATCTCAACCTCATACGACATCAAACTATCAGAGAACTCATGCCACACGGGTTTGCCGTCCTGCACATACACATAGTTGGCACCGGCATAGCACTGTATCCAGTCCAGCGTCTTGCCAGCCAACTGCTGCTCATAATAACCCGGCGGCAAGTTCTGCACGTTCTCAGCCTCGGTATTGTTCAGCCAATACTTGTTCGCCGCATATATCGCATCATCATGCTCTTTGGTGCCCTCAACCACACCACCCGGCTGCTTATAAAACTTCCAAGGGTACTTGCCACGAATAGGGTTTTTCTCTGCCAGCTCATGCCACCAGTGGTCGCTGTCCATCGGGTTGGTCGACATCCACACGCCACGCCACGGGCAACCGCCGTGCTTCTTGGTCGGATAACGACCGACACGCGATGTCAAACCATCCACCACAGCTTTGGGCAGCTCACGCGCCTCATCAACAAACCCGCCGGTCAATTCCAATGACAGCAACTTGCGCACGTCGCGGGGCTGATCCAACGCCAAAAATATAACCTCGACATCCAAACCGGCGGCACCGTCACGCGGCGGCAACTTAATATGATGCGTAATCGGCGGCGACCAGCGCATCGCACCCCAAACATTCTCAGGAAATATCTCTTGCCACGTCTTAATGGTCGTCGTGCGCAACTCAGGATACGAGTTACGAATAACAGCAAAGCGCGAATACCTGACCCCATCGACCGGCGATGGCGGTTGCTTCACGGCACGCAACATAACCTCGGCCAAAGACGCATACGTCTTGCCGGAGCCAACCGGCCCCATCAAACCACGCACAAAGCTCTCGTCGTTCAAAAATTTCCAAACGGTCGGGCTTTGCGAAAAATCCAGATTGAGCCCCGTCAGGGCATCAACCCCCGGTTGCCTCTTGCGACGCGGCGACCTGTCCGTCGCCCTAGTCTTCCTCGACAAGTAAACCCTCCATATCAACGACACGCAAGTTGCCGTCACTCTCAAAAGATATCGCTATGTCGTCCTCGAACTCCCACAGCGTCGCGTGACACGAGCCGCAAATAATCTCTTGGCTGTCCTCATACACACGGCCCCGCGTGAGCTGGCCGCAGAAGTCACACTCAATAAAATCACGATAAAAGCGCACATACGGCTTGTCCTCGTCCTTGCGCTCTTTCAAATCAATTATCTTCGCCGTCATCGTCCTTCACCTCATAAGTTGTAGCCTTGGGGCCGGTCACGTTGATGCCTATCATACTGGGCCGTTGCTCATCCGAGTTTGGCTCCAACAGGCCGCGATGCTTCGCCAATAGGCGCAACGCCGACAGCTTGTCGTGCATCTCTACCTCAATTTGATTTCCGTGCGCATTCGGTGTCACCTTAACCTTTTTAATCGAGCGCCGGGCGCGCGGGGGCAAGTTATCCGACGCACACACGCCAACATTGCCCAGCTCGTCCCAGCTCAAAACGTCCGTAATCTCACCCGACGCAATCGCCTCTAGCTCTTGCACCACGGCTTCGCGCTTGTCGGCGTCTGGCGACGCCAGAGCCGCGCGCTGTTTGCGGGTGGTCATTCTATCGGTCATCTACACACTCCGATCCCAAGGCGGCATAGCCAGCTAGGTCAATCCAGCTATCCTCGTGGTCTGGGGATTGTACCAGTCGCGCCATCTTTAGACCAGCCATACATAGCGCCACCTGTGACGCCGTGACCTCGTGGCCGAGTACCACCGTCCAAATGACAGCAATGCGCTCGTGGTTCTCATAGGCAGAGCCATAATCCTTGCCGCGTTTTTTAATAATCTGGTTCGCGGCTGCCAGTACTACATCAGCTTTCATCGGTTTCTCCAAAAATTTTGTGTGGAACCCCCATACGCATAGCGCAGGGGGCGGGGGGCAAGGGGTCGCCCTCGCAAAAAAGTGTACGCGGCTGGGCGCGTACAACAGCAAACGTCGGTCTGTTCGTTGTACATCACAACACCTCTGCGATGTCGGCAAAGCTGGGCACCCCCTGCCTTGCCTGAAGCCGAGCGCGACACACGGTCAGCGTGGCCTGCATCACTTGCTCGACTGTCACGCTCTCGTCTACCCGGCGCGCGTGGTTGACCACGTTGTCGACGAGCAGCACTTGGCCGGTCGCCTGCTGCACGGCACGCACGAACCCGTGGGCGAGGGCTTCAGCGTGCGTGTGCATACACGGTTCTGCATCCCCCAGACCCCCTTCACTTTCAGGCACCTCGTCTTGGT